CAAAAATCCTTAAATTATCGCTGGAGGTAGGTTGGTACAGGACCCAATCTGTTCCACTGGTACCGCCTCCAAGAAATAGTGACACTTGTCCCGAGCTTTGGCTATTGCGACTAACACTGATAATGGCATTACCCGTAGCCGTTCTTACATCTAAAGCCTGAGCAGGGCTTGCAGTGCCAATCCCCACTCGGGCACTGGAATCGATCCTCATGGCCTCAACGCCGCCCTCGACGAAGGCAAGGGTGTCGGCTGCGGGGCTGTAGATGCCGGTGTTGAGATCACCAGTAAATGTGATCGACGGCGTGCCAACAGCGCCAAGGGGATGATCAATCGCAAGTGCAGAACTGACTGCAGTGGTACTCAGGCTGAGTCGTACCGTGCCGCCCGTGCTGATGGCGACCTGGTCAGTGCCGGGGCTGTAAATGCCGGTATCGGTGCCGCTGTCCTTGAAGTAGATCGACGGTGCTGCGGCCGAGCCGTTCTCAACTGCCAGCGTGCTCCACTCGCCGTCAAGCTGAAACAGGGTGATCCAGGCGTTGTTCGCAGCGTTGCGCAGCTTGAGCAGGCCGGTCGTCGTGTCTGCCCACCACTGATACGCGTAGGTGGTGCTAGGTGCAGTGGCGCCGCTGTTCTGGCTGACGATCGCTGCCAGCGCATTGTTCAGGTCAGATCGGACGGCGGCGCCTGTGCCGTTAGCGATGACGTAATCGTGTTGAGCCATAGCTAGGTCATTTTGCTCCTACTTTAAGCGCCCTTGCCAAATCCCACAGCAGTCCACAGGAAGTTCCTGCTCACTGCATTGCCAGCGCTGTTTCTGAAGGTCACGTCAAAGCCGCTGCTGGTGACGTTGGTCACGTTGTAGTAGTCGCCTGTCGCTAGGTTCTGCGCCACGATGCCAATGCTGGGCAGGTAGGCATTCAGACCACCGAGCAGTGCGGTACCAGTGAAGAACGCTTTGTCGAACGTGATCGACTTGGTGCCAGCGCCGCTGCTGACCGCTCCGACCGACTGCTCAGTCCTGCGTTGGAAGGTGGCCTCGTAGCCGAGCTGGTCGATCAGGATGTTCTGCGCTGTGTTGTTGCTGATCAGCTCGGCCTTGAACTGGAAGCCGCGACCCAAGAAAGTGCCGTTCACGAACTCCTGCCAGCCGGACCATGTAGGCGTGCCGCTGGGGTTGTCAGGCGTGCGGCGCAGGTACAGCTTGGCGTTGACCTGATCGATGATGCCACCATCCCAATCTGCCCAGTCATCCACTTCTGCAGTGCGGCTGTCCACCAGATCGTTCGGGAAGAAGCCAGCCGTCACGAAGAAGCGGCTCAGGTCAAGGGCATAGGATGCGCCCAGATCGAGCGTGTTGAGGAACTCGTAGGTCCCCATCGGCTGTACTGCGCCGAGGTAGTCCATGCTGCTGATCAGGTCAAAGTCAGCGATGGCGTCCAACAGTGCGTCACCGTCAAGCACCAGCGCGTCGAACTCTTCGCTGTAGAAGACGTTGGTCTTGCTGCCCTGATACGGCGGCACGTCAGCATCTTCACGGCGGCTTTGCACCAGCAGGTTGCCGAGCGCATCCGGGAAGTCGACGATCACGCTCGCTTCAGTTGGGCTCTGACGCTCTCCGTCATCCTCGAACTTGACCAGGATCTGACCCTCCACCAGTGGCACGATCGCTTCGGTGCTGTAGCCAGCGACGGCAGGGATCAGGTCAACGCTGTTGCTCCAGGTGCCGGTGCCATCGGTCAGGTTGGTATGGCGGATGTGAACACGGCCAGCAACGCGAACGTCCAGGTCAACCGTTGCATCCCAGCGCAGCCGGGCACTGTTGGCACTGATCGGTTCGATGGTCAGGTTCTGAACGTTGCCAGGCGGCTCGGTCTTGCCGATCAGGTTGAAGGTCGCTGTCGCTGGGTTGCTGACACCGCCGAGGCTGTTGATCGATTGCACCCGGACCTGCAGCGTGCCAGCGTCCAAGCCCTCGATGCGGGTGCTGGGGCTGTTGGTGTCGATCTGCGAGAAGTTGTTATTGCCGAGCCGGTAGATCACCCGGTAGGACTGCACCAGTTGGGTCGGCGGCACCCAGCTCAGCTCAAATGCCGTGCGCACGTTCTGGCCATCGGTGTACAGGTGCTCCGTGCCAGTCAGGCCGGTGGGCGATTGCGGCAGAGCGGACAGATTGCTTACATCACGCGTCTGCAGCTTGATGTCTGACTCAATCGCGGCGTAGATGCTGCTGTTGTAGGCCAGCGCTGTCACGCCGTAGATGCCATCCTCGGCCTCGGCCACGCTGACGACGCGGAACTGCTGCGTCTGCAGGCTGGTGTTCTCCATGACCCAGATGCTCTGGGCGTTGGGCGCTTCACTGAATGCGCTGGTGACTGTGACCACACCACTGCTCAGACTGCTGACAGTGCGGGTCTCGACCAGGCCGGTGGGCATCAGGACGCTGATCGTGGGCGAGGTGCCCAGCGTGATGCCGGTGGCGTCGTCCAGGGTGACGGTGGTGGTTGTTGCTGCTGCGATGCGGCCGCCGCGCCTGCTACCAGCCTTGACAGGATCGGCCACGTCGATCACCATGCCAGGCCGTAGCACGATGCCCGAGTCAATCGACACTGAGAAGGTGACGGTCTCGGTCAGGTTCTGCTCAGACAGCAGCGCCCACTTGCCAGCACGGTGCGCCTGCCCTTGCGAGTAGCAGCCGACTGCCTTGATGTCTTTGTTGATGATGCCGTACTTGGCGACGGCTGACGCATCCTCGACGTACTCATAGGACACCTCGCCCAGGTTGTCGTACTCTTGATAAGCGACAGTTGCTGTGGTGTGCCGTGCCTTTTGCGATGAGCCGCTGTAATTGAACAGCCCATCAACCACATTGGCGGGGGTCAGCAGATACTGCGGATCGCTGGGCTTGTCCTGCAGCACCACCATGGCGCCGGCGCCGTAGTAGGCAATGCCACGGAACAGCGCGACGAACTCCTGGATGACGTTGTAAACCTCGTCCCTGCTGTTGATCAGCATGTTGCAACTGAACCGGGGCTCCTGCCCGCCGCGTCCGTTGCTTACCAGCTCGTTGCAGTATTGGCTGATCGCGTAGAAGTCATACCGATCCAGGCTGCTGGTCGGGATGCTGGCGCCGTAGCGCGTGTTAGTCAGCAGATCCCACAGGCACCAGGCTGGGTCATTGGTCCAGGTAGCAGCGCCGAAGGTGCCATCCCACACGCCGCTGTAGGTGACGCGGCCGAGGTAGGTGGTGGTGTCAACTGTGGCGTTGCTGGGCAGTTGCACCTTGATGCCGCGCACCAGATACTTGCGGGCTGGGATGCCCTTGAACTGCCGCGAGTCAAAGCGCAGGAACGCCAGTGCGCTGTTGGGATACCTGAACTTCTCGTCGATGATCTCGGTATAGCTGAACCAGAAGGTGCGGTTCTGCCGGCGGGCGCTGGACTCGTCAGCGCTGATGCGCTCCAACCTGATGTCAACCGGGAACGCGCCGCTCAGGCTGATGATGTAGTCGCGCTGATAGGCGTTGGTGGTCTTGCCGCTGATCGTGTCCTCGAACACGGTCGTGTAGCCACCGCCGTTGTACTGCACTCTGCAGCGGATACTGACCTCGTGGCCGATGATGTCGCCGTCGTCCTCAATGATCTGCAGCGCTGGCACCTGCACCGTGATGCGGGCGCGGTCTACATCCGAGTCGGTGATCTGCCGCGTGACGGATGCAGCAGCCGTGATCTCGACGTTGACGGCTTTCTCGGATTCAGTGCCGTTGGTATCGGGGATGTAGCTCTGCGCCTGCGTGCCAGTGCGGGTGACGACGCTGTAACCGGTGAAGTTATCAATCCCGCTGCTGCTCTGGACGGGCGTCCCATCCAAGTAGATGCCCTGCACCCCATCCTCGATGCCTTGGATCTCACCCTCGCTGATCAGGTCAAGGACGCTGGCAAATTGGACTGACTGCAGGCTGTCGTCAGCTTCCGATGGGACGTGCGTTGTGCCGCCACCACCGCCGCCGCCCTTGCCGCCACCACCGCCGCCGCCACCACCGCCAGCACCTTGAACCAACAGCAGGTCTTCGATCATTTCAGTTGCGCCACATCAAGGCCGCTAGACAGGACAGCCGAACCAACGAAAGCGCGGCCATAGACGATCGGCACCGGCATCCCCTGCTGGCTGGTGTTGACAATGCCGCTAAAGCTGAATGACTCCAGCCGGGCGGCTTCCTTGCCGCGCTCCAATCCGCTTATGGAGGGCTGAGGAGAAATCAATTCCGCTACCCCTCCCAGAATCAAGCTGGCACCGATACCGAACAGCGCATTGCTGATAAATGGCACCGTGGCACCTGCAGCAGCCGCACCACCAAACAAACCGCCAGCAGCACCAACACCAGCAAGTGCGCCACCGAAACTGATAAACGACAGTGCCACTAGACCAATACCAGCCAAAATCCGTCCTGCACCACCAGCGCCAGCCACCACCGGCGCAATGCTGAACACATCCCGCTCAGACCAGGGCAGCACCGCAACGCTGGCATCCTCTTGTGTGATGCGCTCTTTGCCGACGGTGACGCGGAAGCCCATTCCGGTCTGCTCAGAGTCGATGAGCCACTTGTCCAGGCCAGGGAAGTTGACGCACAACGCCTTGATCGCCTGCGCGGGCGTGTCCACTTCAAACTCGAAACGGCACTGTCCGAGTCGCTTGCGGAGTGCGCCGTAGACCTTAACGACTTTCATGCCGCAAGACCAGGGCAGTGCTCTTGACATAGTAACCGCCATACACGTCGCGGCTAGAGAGCCTGCCTTGAACGTGATGCAGAATCTGCTGATCGCCCAGGTAGATCGCCGCGTGGTTGGGCAGGCTTGCCGATAGTTGGATTAAGATCGCGTCGCCGTATTGCAGCTCCTCGAACGGCACCTGCCGGAAGCCCTGCGAGCGGTAGCTGTCGAGGTACAGATTCTCGCCCCGTTCCCAGAACCGATCACGCCGGTCGAAGTCCGCCAGCGTCAAGCCCCACTCGCGGCTGTACCAGTCCCGCACCAGCGAGTAGCAATCGACCACGCCAAACACGAACTCACGGCCGACATATGGCAGTTCAAACGCTGCAGGCTCACAGCCGCCCCATGCTTCGGTCTTAGGGTTGACGATTACCCACGGCAGGCCGCTGTTGTTGCAGCCGATCTGATCCGCTGCTGATGGGACTGGCTGCGTCACCGGGTGACTATGAACCACGGCCACGATCTCGCCCAAATCCTCGGCTGCTGCGTAGTCCGCCGGATCCAAGACGAAATGCTCATCTGGTGTGGCGGCGATGTTGCGGCACGGGTAGTAGCGGCGCCGGCCTTTGACCACATGGATCAAGCCGCAGCACTCGCGGGGATCCTCGGCCTGCGCGTGCGCCAGGATGTCAGCCTTAAGCGTGTCGGTCAGCTTCATCACTGGGTCAGACCCGCCCCTGGGAAGGAGCCGAACGGCAACTCAGCCGTTGCACCGAAGCGCAGTTTGCAGCTCTCCACCCGCTTGCCGCAGACATCAGCGGCCAGCGTGCCAACAGCCTGATCGTTCACGTTCCAGTAATTGCTGCCGGTGTAGCCGCACTCTGCGCCGCGATATTGCCACTGGCACACATTGGCGATGATCTGCCGCTGGGGCAGCATGACACCGGCCAGGTCAAACTTGCTGGCTAGCTCGAACTCGACCAGATCGCGGTTCTCGTTGGACTTGCGATCGACGTACCAGATCTCCGTCGGGAAGCGGGCGTTAGGGTCAGCCGCTGCCTCGCCATCGAGAAACTTTTTCAGTGTGCGGATCCGCCGCACCGTGGCGCCGCCCAGGTCGTTGCCGGGTGTGGTTGCATTGACCAGCAGCAGCAACGTGGTCATGTCGCTGAACAGGTTGCTGATCCGCAGCGTCGGGCGCGGCAGGCTGCCAGAGCTGGTGTAATCGAAGCCCGTCGCCTCAACCGGAAGCCTGACATAGGTGTTGCTGGCAAAGACGATGTTGCCTGTCACGGCTGCGTTCACGCCGTTGTGCCAGTAGTAGGTGGTACTGGCGCCGTGCAGCGTGGTGTCAAGCTGCAGCTCGAACAGCTCGATGATCGCGTTCGGACCCAGAACCGCCAGCTCTTCGTAAACGCTGCTGATCGCTGCCCATGTGACGCCGCCATCTGCGATCGTGCTGCCGATGTCGGTCGGCCATGCTGGCTGTGTGCTGGCACTTGTACCTGCGACCGTGCAGCGGAACACCAGCCCGCTGGCCTGCGTAGTGGTGGCGCGGACAATTGCACCAACCGCGTAGCTCGTGCTGGCTTGCCAGGCTGCGTAGGCCATCAGGGCTCAAACACTTGGCGGAAGGTGGCGTTAATTATCGCTCTGCCGGTGTAGGGGATGGATTTGCTCCAGCTATCACAGATCCACTTGTAAGCGGTTGCCTCGTCCGGCGGGGTCCAGTCAAATGCAGCCGCGTCAGCAGCGCGAGCATCAAGGAAGGCTTCAATCGTGTCCGCATTGGCTTCGGTGATGTTATTCCAGGTCAAGGACCACTCCTTGGGGTTTTGGTTCAGCCCGTAGGTCAGGCGCTGTTCATAACCGTCGCCAAACTGCACCACACGCCGCTTGGGTGCGCTGCGCTTCTCGGCGCCATAGGTTGGGGTGATCGCTGGGAAAGTAGCCATTAGCGGGTAGAGGCGAGCAGGCCGCCGGGACGCTGTTGCTTGACGATCTCGGCCTGCACTGCAGCACCGACGATCCTACCGAGCTGATTGGCATTCGGCTCGTTGCCCTCCACGCTGGTGCCGCCTGCGTCCACATTGACCACTACGCTAACGGCACCACCAAAGCTGCCGGTTCGTGCAATGCCACCGCTGCGTCCTGGCATGAACAGCTCGGGACCCCGCTCGCCCACTAGGTAAGGCTGGCCTGCCATAACGCTGCCACCCTTGGCGCGTGTTAGCAGCGATGGCATTCCGAATGCAGCAGGATTAAATGAAACACCAGGAGCGAATCCACCGCCACCGCCACCAGTCACACCGCCAAATAATCCGCTAAGGGCGTTGATCGCCTTTTGGATGACGAACACCCGCAGCAGTTGATTGGCAATGTCGATCAGCACGCCAGAAGCAATGCGCCTGAGGCTAGTGCCAAAGTCCTCGCTGCCTTGAATCAGCGCATTAAACGAAGATGTCAGCCCTTCGCCAATCGTGCCAGCAAGGCCATCTGCCACTGCTTTTTGCTGCTTCTGTTGTTCTGTTAACTGAACAGTAAAGTCAAGCGCTTTGCCGTAGCCTGCCGCCATGTCGGCAATTCGCTCAACGATCGTCGGCAGTGTAACTTTTGCCTCTGCCTCGTTAATCTCTTTCATCGTTCTGGCATATTCCACAATAGCCGCCATGATCTGAGCCCTGCGTTCATTGGGTCCGATCTCTTGCTTTGCAATCTCAAGCAACGCGAGCTGCTTAGTGTAATAAGCATCTTGTTGTTTGTTTTGCATTTGCTGCGCAATGCCAAGCCGCAACCGCAGCTCCAGCTCTTGCGCGGTGATGTCTTTGATTTCTTTATCTTGCTTAGCGCGGGCAGCTTTTGAGCCGCCGCCACCACCGCCAGTTGCAGCGGCTAAGGGTGGAGCAGTGAAAAGTTTATTGGTTTGTTGTGCGCCTGTTTGCAGTCTTTTTTGAGCCGCAATGTTGTCATTGATTTTCTGCAAGATCACTCCTTGCAACTGCACAGCCCTGTTTGCGTTGGGATCATTAGGACCGACGCTTTGCAGCAATCTTTGGTATTGCTGCAGTGCTTGCAAGTTTTGCTGGATACCTGTTTTATTGCGTTGAGAGCCAACCTGACTGACACCTTTGGCGATATTGTCGACTGCTTGCGATGTGGCGCCGATATTCAAAAATTGACGGGCGCCAGCTACGTTCCGTGTAAAACCACCGCCCCTGCCTGCCGCCAATGCAGCATTGATAGCATCAACGACCGCAATTGCTTGATTGAAAATTGCCTTAAGCGCTGGCGTCAGCACTTGGCCGATCCGCCTAGCTATTGCATCAACGCCATCCTGCAACGTTGACAATTTGCCACTCAGAGTATCGCTTTGCGCAATAGCGCCATTGGCGTACTTGCCGCCAGCACTGGTGAGCCGCTGCAGTGCTACTTCAACGGCCTTAGCGCTGATCTGACCTTTGCTGAGTGCCTTTTGGAACTCCTCGCCGGTCATCCCATACATTTTGCGCAGCTCTTCCTGCAACGCAATGCCACGCTCTTGGAACTGCAACAGTTCCTCGCCTTGCAGCCGACCCTTGGCCTGCACCTGACCGTAAGCCGTCACCAAGCCTTGCAGCTCTGCACCAGTGGCGCCAGATGCGTCAGCCAGTCGGCGGGTCGTTTCTACAACATCACCAGCAGCAACACCGAATGCCTGCAGGCGCTTGGCTGCATCAATTAGCTCGGTGCTGGTAAATGGCGTTACTGCGCCAAGCTGCTGCAGCTCTTGGATGATCTGCTTTGCCTGTTGTACGCTGCCGGTCAGCACCTGCAGACTGCGGGTCTGGCTTTCAATCTCTGCCGTCTTGGCAAAGATAAACTTTGCGGCTTGAATAGCAGCAAATGATCCGGCTAATTTGCCGATCGTGCCCTGCAGCTTGCCAATAGCTGATTCAGTCTGCCCTGACGCCCGATTGACCTGCTGCAGGGCGTTAACCGCCTGCCGCGAGTCAACCCTTAGCTCAACGTTGGAGACTGCCATAGCACCAGTTTACCGGCGACGGGCTTTGTCCATTGCTTCTTTCTCGCGTTCGCCTTTGATCTCGTAAAACGCTGCAAAATGGATGAACTCGGCATCGGTCAGCTCGGTCCGTAACCGGCTGACCGTCATGCCAAGCTCAGTGGCCAGGAAGAACTCAAAAAAGAGCCAACTGTCCTGGCCTAGCCTTTTTTTGCTTCCTCAAGCCCGGCATCATCGCCTAGGCCGAACAGGAACAGCTCCAGCTCGTTCAGCACGCGCTCAGGCAGCTCACGTTGCAGCTTGGCTGCATCGGCCGGTGCAAATGCCTTGGTGCCGTCCTCCAGTTCAGCAATCTGGCACAGCATGTAAGTACTGATCTCCAGTGCCTCATCAGAACCAGACAGCGTGGTGGCACGCTTGCGGTCTGCGCGGGTGATCGGCTTAAAGTAAAGGTCCAGCACCGTATCGCCAGCATCGTTCTTGATGCTGAACTTACGGCGCTGGTTGAGGTCAAATGCACCGGCGAGCAAGTCAACCGGGCGTTGTGCGGCGGGCATCAGATGCTGAGGGTAAGGGTTCCGCTGGAGACGAAGTTAATCGTAACGATCTCAAGCTCGCCAACCGTAGCGGAGTATTCGGAACTTGTCACCACAATGGTGCCGGTGATCTTCTTGCCGCCGGTCTCATCCAGATACAGCTCAACGGCTGCATCGGCCTCGTCGGTGGCTTGGTTGGCATCTTTGATCAGGTCCAGCTTGTCGCCAGCGCCTGGGGCGTCATACATCACCTCAATAGTGCCCGAGCCGCTGATCAGGCCGCCCACATTGGCGCGGTAAGTGGCGCCCTGGGAGGTCACGTCCAACGACTCTTTCTCAACGGTCATGCTCCAAGACCGCACTGCAGCGATCTCGGACAGGCCGCCGCTGCCAGCTTTGTCAAAGAAGACAGTGCCCTGTTGCCCGCGATAAAAAGCCATGATCAGATGTCCAAGGTAATGGCGCCGTTGGTGACGAAGTTCATGGTAATGACTTCGATTTCACCCACGGTAGCCGAGTACTCAGCCGAGGTGATCACACCGTCAAAGCTGATCTTTTTGGTGCCGGTGGTGTCCAAGAACAGCTCAAACAGCGCAAGCCCTTCATCGGTTGCGGTGTTGACGTGCTCGATGAACACGTTGGTCTCGTCAGCACTGCTGGCGGTGTACAGCACTTCAACAGTGCCGCTACCGCTGATCAATCCGCCGACGTTTGCCCGATAGGTGGCGCCCAGTGCGGTGGTGTCGAGTGATTCCTTCTCGACTGTGAGCGACCACGACCGGGTGCTGGTAATGGTGACGCCGGTAGCGCCAGCATCGTCAAACTTGACGCTGCCTTGCTGCCCTCGGTAAAAAGCCATAGCTAGAGATCCTCGAAGGTTTCAAAGGTCAGTCTGACCTGTGTTTGGAAGAAACCCTCCGGTGCTGGCGCGGCCACTACCTCGGGTCCAATCGGCGGGTCAAAATGAACACCGCTGACTATGACCCTATTGTAAAGGTCCCTGACTCGCTTGCCGATTGTCAAGTTGGCACCCGGACCAACGCCTTTTGGCGTAAAGATATTGATTGCGACGACGCCAATAATGCTGTTGCTGCTGCCGGTGGTGCCACCAAGGGTCAGGTACTCATTAGCGCCAAAGCTGACAAGGCACTGCACCCATGAGCTATTGGGCGTCGGCACATAGGGTTGGTTGTGGAAGACAACGGGCAAGGTGCTGCCCAGCGAGCTAACCACTGTGACATTGCCACTGGTTGTCAACGCACCGGCAGCAGTCACGGTAAAAGAGTTGGTTGCTGTGGTGACCACAGTGAACGTGCCGTCAACGCCGCCGCCGGATGTGTAGTCCAACGTCAGAGATTGGCCGACGTAGTAGCCGTGCGCAGTGGCGTTGATCGTAACGACAGTGCCGGTTTGGGTGTATGTCGTCGTGAGGCTGGTCAACTCAGCCGTTAGTCGTGCCTCAATGGTGGCGCGGATGGTGTTGAGGTTCGCAGCAGCCATCAGCCTTGCCTCCTGATGCGCTCCCAGTTGGTATTGACAAAGTTCTGCATTTCACGAGCTGTGCGGTCCACCCATCCTGCCGGTGCCTGCCTGCTACTGCCTTGTGCCAGCGGCTCGGCATACGGCAGGTTGTTGTGGACGCTGTAGTAATTACCTAGCTTTTCCTGCCCTGGCTGGTAGTTGCTGCCCTTGGGCGGCGTGATGCCAGCGCCGTAGCTGCCCTCAGGCGCGGGTGTGCCATCGGCTGCGTTTTGGCCAATCTGCCAGCTAACGCGGAATCTGCCGGTATCGACCGGGCTTTGTTGCTTAAGCCTTGCATCAGTCTCCAGCACCGTCACGCGCAGCAGCTTCTCAAGCTGCTCGCCCATGTAATTACCGATGTCGCGGATGGGCAGGTTGCTCATGCTCTTAGGATCATCTCGTAGGTAATCGCGGTGTTGTCCTGCTCGATTGTCTGGATGCGGATGATCTGATGCACCACGCTATTGATTAGCACCTTGTCAACTGTGGTAGGCGCCGTGCTTAGGTCTGCCGCTGCAATGATCAGCCGCTTATCGCCAGCCTGTACCAGTTCGTTCACCTCGCGGATATTGACATCTTCCAGTACGCCCCGGACGGTCGTATCTGTATTGGTCTCCGCAATGGTGCCCGCTGCAGTGTCATAGCTTCCAGTTGCGACGCGGCGGATCGTTGCAACACCGCCAAAGCGTGCCATCAGCTTGCTGGCAACCTTCCGTAGCGGACTAGCAAGGGTCATGCAAATACCTCGCTTGCGACAAGGCGTCCACGCCTAAAGTCAATGTCAACATCACTGCTGTGATTTGCCATAAACAAAGACACTTCGTCGTCTTCGTCCATTTCAATCATCCAACTAGTAACCAGCTTGGCCTCTTCATTTGAACCGCCGGTATAGGCGCGGCATTCGGTTGCGTCAATGGCCACACCATTCAAAGCCAACTTGACGCCAAGGATTTTGTTGTTACCTGTGGCGGTGCGGGCATCAATGCTGCCGTAAAACCGCAGCAACTTTGTATTGGCATTGATGCTCTTCAATCCAAAAGCATCAGTGGTGCCAAGCACCAAGCCATTGGCAGTTGTGGCGTCAAGTGTCGCCGTCAAGCCTGTGGTGACGTAAACGCCTTCGGTTGTGATGTTGACCGTGCCAGTGTTCATTCTGCTGATCTGGCCACGGATCATTGCAGTGGTGTAGTTGCCTACATCATCTAGGCTGCGTGAAAAAGGATTGAGCTTGTATCCCATGATTCAGCTCCGGGTGACCGTCAACAGGTTGTTATTCGCGTCATAAGTCATGGTCAGGACTGCCACAATCCGGCCACTAGCGCCGCCACGTTTAAACGTCGAGGTCAGCATGTTATTGGCACCGTCGTAGGTGTTGACGATGTAATCATGTGTCGGGATCTCAAGCCCCTCGCGGCTTACCGCATCACCACCACCAAGGAAGGCAAGAGCCATGATCAGATCCGGTAGGCGACGACTTTGCCGCTAGCCAGCGTGACGCTGGTAAACACGCCGTCGATGAAATCGCCCTTGCCAAGTGGAACCGACGTAAAAGCGTTCCCGGTTGCGTTCTGCACCGTAGCCGTGCTGATCACGGCATCGGCAAGGGCATAGAGCCTATAAAACCTGCCGGTATGA